AGGAACTTCACTAGGAAACCTGCCATTGTGGGAGGAAACTGGTAAGCATGCATAAGGTCAAGTAGTGTGCTGTCACCAGAGAGATGATAGCGAGACTTACCCATAGCTTTGATTTTGAGGTCAAACAGAAGCGCCTGATAACCGTCAATGTGACTATCGAACACACGAACCCCACTGTCAGTGCGCGGGTGGCGAACTGACCATGCTTTGAGCAAGCCTGGATTGCGTGTCTGATATGCTTCACTGTCTGGACTGTGATAGCCCGTGTACTTAGCTATGGCGTCTGCTAGTGCTTCTAGTCGGCGCATGTTCTACCTTCGTAGGGTGTCGAATATCTGGCGCAACATGATGTGTGCTAGGAAGGATTGGCGAATCATGGTGGCCCACTCCCGGCCTTCGCGCTGGTAGATGGCCGCGAATTGAGGATACTCGTGGAGATGGGTCTGAATGTAACGAGCGGTGTAGCTATCGTAGAGAGTGTAGGCTACCCAACAACCAAGGAGTGCCGCGCTACCAATAGATGCTCCGGCTGAAATAAGAGAGTTGAGCAAACCACCACCCTGTCCACGCACGTTTAATTGGCCCAGACCAGCTACGGCCTGGCCGCTGAAGGCTGCGGGATTCAAGAGAGCGGCATTGCCTTGGAGAATAGAGCCTGCGTTGAAGATGCTGGCCAGTCTACGCTCGCCACCAGCGATGCTGATTTGACGTTGGGCACCAGCTAGGGCCTCCGCCTCTGCGGCTTCGACCCCACCTAGCAAGGCAATGGTTGCTCCCCCAGGTAGTTGACGCCCACCGAGAATAGCAGCGCGTGACTGTATCTGTTGACGGGCTACATCGAAACGCCCTGTGGTTTCCTCGAAGGCTTGCGTGCGGAGAGCCGCCTCCTCTCCTGGTAGGAAGCCAGTGAATTCCGGGTCGAACACGAAGTCCAACCGTTGCTTAAGGAAGTTAAGCAGGCTGGTCTGCCCGGACAGTTGCTGCTGCATTATGCCGAACAACTGTTTTGAGATGTTTCTTAATAGTTCTCTGTCTTTCTTTCCCATTATGGTATGTCCAATAAATCGGATTTCAGTTTGCCTGAGCTATCACCACCCACAAGCCCACCGCCGCCGGGGCTACTAACTACTGTCACGTTACCACCCCCATCAGCGGGTGTCGCTATTGTTCCAAGGATGATGATACCAGAGTCCCCCGCTATTTGAAGCGCGTCTGTCGTAGCGAAGAAACAAGAATCTGGTGTCCCATCTCTATCAGCGTCATGGAAGTAGATGATATAGGTGGTAGAGAAGGCTAGACTGCCAACGGTTGCACCTTGATAAGCTACGGCGGGAATGTCTGGCCAATGGATGACAAATGAAGCTACGTCGATAGCAGCCACTGAACCATCGTCGCGGGCCGTCAATAGCTGAGTGGGCTGAATAGCATAGGTTCGGTCTGTTATTTGGGTATTGACTGCGGCATCAATGATTTGACGGAAAGAAGAAGTTGGAAACTCCCAACGACCATCAATAGAATTGAAAGTCCCTATCTTAGCTAGTATGCGTTGGCGTGTCAATTCACTTGGCATATTATTTAACCACCAGAGTCAGAGAGTAGAGTTGTGTGCCATTATCCTCAGCGGGCAGTGAGAGTTGGAGTTGGAGGTGTCGGGCCATCTGCCTAATATGATAGCGTATCGAGCGGGCCGTCTCACTGACAGCCAATATGGGAGGGTCTTCTACTGGCTCAAGTATAAGTTTGTATTCAAGACCGACCTCGTTCAACCGAACACCAACTGCATAATCAGAGTTGCCCGAACTCCGTTCTAAAATGGTATAGCTAATCTCTCGGAGTTGGCCGGGAGGGGCAATGACGAATGAGCCGAAGCTCATGTTCATGGCATAGGCTGTCCCATTGTCGGTGAACACGGTGTTATCTCTTTTCAAGATAGTGGTAGTCCGGCCTAGTAGTAGGTCAAAGTTTCCTGCGGAAGTTTCTACCGACCCAAGAGTTCTTAGTCCTGCCACGACATTGGCACGTGGACTCCACACCTCATCGGCCAACGCTAGTTTGTAGTAGAAACTATTTCCATCGCTCACATAGAGGTTGTTGTCTGTAGCTTCATCCCGGTGCAGAGTGAGTTCGACAGACGAGGGTGTAATGGCTGCAAGCCGGTCGGCGATAGGAAAGCCTATCTCTCGTACCTCTTCTGGTGCGATGGACAGTAACTCACGTTCCGATGTGAAGATGAATGCTCTGTCTTCTGTCCCTGCGATGGCTCGGTTGCTGCCTATGCCAAGCCGCTTCTGCCAAGGCATAGCGAAGAATGAGGTCAGGTCGATTCCACGAATCACAAATAGGTCACTCTCAGTGAACACTAGAAGGCCGATGGAGAATGGGAACAGGGCTGTCACCTTGCCGGGGAAGTTGAAGAAGTTGAGAGCCGACCACGCTTCCTCCGGCACCCCATTCAATATCTCGCCGCCACCACTGTAGAAGACTATGTTATCTACTGAGCCCCACATTCGACCAGTGTGGAATACAATGTTGTTTATGCCGTCGGTAGGTGGGTCATTGAGCCCGGCCAAAGGAGCCTTCAGTGTGCCGAGGGCAGTGTCGGCTACTTCATCACCAAAAGTCCAGGTGCCACTACCAGGGTTGGTGACTGTCCCCAACTTGAAGAAGATGCCTCCCCCATCGGCGTTGCGATAAACTTCAATCTGGTCTACCTGACTGTCCGAGCCGAAGTTGCCAGTCACATTAATCTTCTTGCTAGTGAATGGGTTAGTGCAGGCTGATGCCGTTGATGCGGTACTAATATGCCCGGTGATGGTGTTCTTATAGACGAAACGGTATTCATAGCCGCGGGCAGCCGTTAGCGACCCAGCAACTTGAGCAGTCGTTGGTGTATCTGTCGGAGCTACGATGCCCCAGCGAGTCTGATTCGTACCATCCCACTTTTGTTCCTCCCCTGTCTTACCATTGGCGAAATAGAGCATGCTACCAACTGGCGCAAAAGAGAACGCCGCGCTGGTGTTGGTGGGCGTATAGAAGGTGGTGACAGTGTTCGCGGCGACATCAATCGCCCGCAAAGTATTTGTCGCATCCACTACCAAGATGAGCGTATCGTCTAACTGGCGGAATGAGAAGAACCGTTGAGCACGCTCGCTACTCGCCAATGCTGTAGTGAGCAAAGCATTATAGCCAGCCCGTCTCTTGATGGTGTGTTGCGGAGTAATCTCACAGTTGAGCCCATCTAGTAGAGCCGAAGGATTATTGCCTGGCAGTGTAAACGGTGAACGATTTGACCACAGCCCAATAGAGAAGTTGCTGATGTAGATTGGTTCAATGGGAACTATCGGAGGCATTTAGTTCGCCTCAGTTGTAGTGTTCCCCAGCGGCTGAGACACAAGTGCATAGATACGCGCTTGCCCTGCTGTGGCATTAGCATGATTGTCGCCTGTCAAGTCCATTTGGAGTTCAACCACCCCACCCGCTACGAACATGGTGGGGGCAAACTTGTCAGTAGCATCGAAAAGAAGAGTCCCCTTACCCCCGTTGGCAGTGGCATCGTGCAGTTCGTACACGGTTGCGGCGGCGAAGAAATTGTCGTCAAGGGTCAAGTCATTGGCCGAGCCAGCTTGGGTGCCGACTGAAGCCACAGCTGCCGATATGGAACCACCAGCCCATGCTGCGACCACTGTGCCTACAATGTCGTGAATCATAGTATTGGCAGGCAATGTCCAGAGAGTAAAGGTGTCGGCGGTGGCTCCCGCCGTCATGTCGCCAAAATCCACCTGCTTGAAAATCCACCGAGGTTGGTTGGAGAGTTCGCCCTCAAGCGGGTTTGTCACAGCGACGGTTAATGGCTTGCTTACTAGGAACTGCGTATTGTCGGCCCGGATTATTTCAGTACTATCAAGCAGCCATCTGAGTCCAGCTCGTGATGGGCTAGTGAGCGCTATGGCCTCAATTTCGGCGAATTGTGTGTCTGCTGAAGACCCATTCCATGCGGACACATTCAAGCGAATCCGCGGGGCATTGTGGGAACCGCCAGCAGTCGCGATGTCGCGGGAGTCAAATTCCATCCCCGTTGATGGGAGCGTCTCAGCACCAGCAGAAGTCAGGTTTGACGCCACGTGAATAGGTAAACTTTGTATGTCTTGAATGTGGAGTCCCTCTGTCCAACGACTGGCAGAATCGCTGCTGCTTGTAAATAGGGCCACATCACCACGATTTGTGCCAAAAGAGGAAGCAAACACACCAATTAATCGTCCTGCTACGTGTGGCCCAGCAGGCGCGACGTTATTACGTACCGAGGTCTCTATAGAGTAAGCCTCTACTGTGGCACTCGCACCGGCCAAGCGGTCAATCTGAGAGTTCATTCCCCAGCCACCAGCGACATTTCCAGAGAGTTGTTGCACTCCACCGAAGACACCCACGGTGTTAGCCCCAGACGGCTTATTCATGTCAACTTGTGAATGAATACCCCAAGGAAGGCCCGCGCCTGAAGTAGAAGTCACAAAGATTCTAAGTGCTGGGCGAGCGCGTCCGTCTCCGAGCACCTCGGAGTCGCTTGTTGTCTCGACTGTATTGTCGAAACGCCGTAGATAGAAAGGCGCGTTGGCCGCCGTTGCGACGGTGGCGGGCGTGCCAGAAGTTCCTTGAGATAGACGGAACTGGTTGCGTAGGTCAATAACAACCACATTCTCTGGAATAGTAGTCGCCTCTGCTCCAGCATAAGTCGAAGGCACAACGACGGCTCCACGGTTTGAACTCAAATCATCTACTGCGCCTTGAATTGTGGTAAACTTGGTGCCATCTACCACTCGGACATCGTTAAGGATGGGAGTCGTAAGGTTGAAATCTTCAATCGCCTGTGCTGCGACTGGATTACTAAGAATGGGGTTTGCGAAGGCGGGGTCAACGATAGTGGGTGTCAGCGTATCGAGGTCGATAGGCGAGGCTCCACTGAACACCCAACGCTCTGGCCCAAACACTCTAGCACCATTGGAGTCGAACACCGTAGTCAGATAGAACGTACCGCTAGGCGTCAACTCATCATTGGCCAGGATAGTGAACGCGCCGGGCATGTCACCACTGGAATCCAGTGTAGCAGATACCCGCGTAGGAGCTACTTGCCCACCCGCAATTATCATGGCGTCGTGGGACAGCACGAACTCAATCGTGCCTCCATTGACGACCGCGCCTACGGCGTCTTGGAACGAGCCGTTCTGTAGAGTCTTACTCACGTTTGGCCTTCTTCATTCTCTCTAACTTCTCGTGCTCCCACTTCATATTCTCGTAGCCACTCCTGAGTATCGCCATAATCAGCAAGACCCAAAGCGCGCCGAGGACTGCACACAAGATTTGGAAGAACATTTCATTATCCTATCATAATCGGACGGCCAGGAAAGAACCCCTCATGCTGTAGTTCAGCCTCGTCCTTCGCCGTAGCCCTACCGATGTCTCTGAGAAACTTCCTATACTCAGCTTCGGCCCGCGTGTCATCCGCCATCTTGTACGCTAGCGCTAGGAAGCCCTGCTGATAGACCCATGCCAGGTCATCAGGTATCGGCGACCAATCATTATCCAGTGCCGTCTTGATGACTGGCTTCTTCTGGTAGACCACATAGGCCCGCCACACCACAGTACTTGGCACCTTCCAAAAACGCAGGGTGGTAGTAGTGGTTGCTTCTTTCAGGATGCAGACTTTCTCTGGATTGTCTTTGAAACTTTCTTTAGGTAGGTCTTGGACGGCCTCTATCTCACGGGTAGGCTTGAGGTCAGGTGCGGTGGAGGTGTTGGCTTCGTCCTCAACGACGCACGACTCCAGCCAAGACATATCAGTGACAGTCTCAGCGTAGTCCTGTGTGCCGTCTATTGTGATGAAGGAAGTGAGTTCGGCGCGGTTGAACTTCCACTTATGGGGCGGGGACAGTATCTCCTGAATGACACTGTTGCAAATGGTCAAGGCGGGTTCGTTGGAGAACCCACCTATCCCAACGATAGGGACAAGTTTAGTGAACGTCCGCGCCCAATCCACTGTCTCCTGTAGAGTTTTGGTAGTCGCCATCGACTACCTCCTAGACTATGATGTGGGGCGCACGGGTAGGAACGCGAATGAGTTGGTTATACTCAGGATGGTCAGGAGCACATTGCATACCACACAACTGACATACACCACGACGAACACCGTCGCTGTTGTTCATCCATGCCATGCGACTAGTGTTGTCTTCGCGCATATGGCCACAGTCTCTATACTTGGCTTCATCATTGCGACGCTTCTGAGCGATACGGTCGCGCATTCTCTGACGAGACTCTTCCTTCGACCTGAGAGCAGCCTCGTCGCGGACAGGTGCTCGCGCAGCTCTCACCAGAGATTCAAGCTGTTCAGGGGTCATTACAACGGCTTCGTGTTCAGCCATATTTACTCCTTGTTAGTTAGGATTCAAAGACCATGTCAACCGTAATCTCCCCAGCGTAAGTGTCCATTGCACTCCCAAAGTCCAGAGCAAGACGGCCCCCAGCCGCAAACACACGGTCTGCGTCAGTGGCTGTCAGAGTGGCGTTGACTACGGTATTGTTGGTTGAGTTCAGGTCAAAGGTGGCGGTGGTCAAGGCTTGGCCAGAAGCGGGAGCTTCTGTGCCCTCAGCCTTCCGAACCTGACAAGTCTCGGTGGCATCAAGTGCAGTGTGAATCTCACTGATACCGAGCACACGTGCGGTTCGGCCAACTGGACAAGTCCAGATAGTCTGGTCTACGGCGGCAGCGAGTAGGGGGACACTCACGGTGAAACGGGCTCCAGCCTCAAGCTGACCGTCCTGGTTGACGACAAAGACCGCAGCCTCGGTGAGAGAGTTACCGTCTCGGCCTTCGATAAGGTTGCCCGTTTGAGCGGAGCCAATCTTACCTTCGACGACCAGTGGAATCTGAGCTACGTGACCTGCTTCGACATGGATGCCTTCAGCGGGCCTGAAAAAACGGAAAAATCTTCCTTTTGTTGCCATTGCATATTCTCCTTAGCCAGTCAGGCAGAGACCGGCTACGTTGGTATGGGTGCTACAGACTACAGAGCTTCGGCTTCAAAGTAATCGCAGACAGCGAGTTGCGCGGCGTCTGATTCCTCGAAGTTGCCGACTAGGGTGAAGGCAATCTCGGCAGCAGGGTCAACACTGGACGGGAAGTTGTCGATGACAGCTTCGGCATCCAACAGTGAGTTGACGATACTCCATCCCACGCCATGTAGGTCTTGCTCAGTGGCGTCAGTCTGAAGAGTCGCTTCGATGTACCAAGCAGCATCTCCGACGGCAATCTCTCTCGCGGTGCTAGCCTCGATGACGGTGTTGGAACCAATCGTGGCCGAGTCGCCATGATAGAGAGTGATAAGCAACGTACCGGCTGAGGCGGGCGTGGTTACACGGCCACCAGCCTTGACACGGAACGGACGGCTACCATCAACGGAACCGGCAGGCAGACGCAAGCGAAGGCGGTTGCCGTCTGTACCAGCGAACTGGAAATCGGCTCCCGTACTTGCACCACCGTTTGCTCCAGGGGCGAATGCGGCCTTTGCAAATGTGTTAGCATTAGGCATTTATGTTTCTCCTATCGAAAGTCTGACACGTGTAGGTGCCAGTACTTGTTCCAGTCAGCCGGTGCATATCCGTAATGAGTACGGACTATCTCACTGACTTGACTGAAGGTAATGGCCTTCCGCTTCAGTAGATGCAGAAGAACCGTGCGCCAACCGCGACGCTCCTTAGTGGGGAGGTCGGCTCGGTCGGTCTCGATGATACTCCATTCCGGCAAGAAGCCTTTGTTGAATGCAACCAAGTACTGCTTGCCACGAGTGTCGTGTGAATAGAAACCAGCTACGGCCGGGTCGTTGAAACTGGTTTCCATTACCACACTCTTGATGAATTTGCGGACATAGTTGAAGAGAGCAACGTGCGTCATACCACGACCCAGGCGACGCTCGCTCTCTTTCCAAGTGTCCTGCTCAGGGAAACGCTGCGGCTCAAGCTGCTTGTCGGTGTCCTCAAAGCTCCTTGCGAGAGCCTCACGGCCACGGATTCGCTTGACTTGCTCAGTCGTTCCTACGAGCATGGCGTTGGCGGCAAATTAGGTGATGCTGGTTTCGGAGCGAATCTGACGCAGACGAATCGTAGTGCCCGGCGCTCTGAGAGCGGCGAACCGGAAATTGTATGCGACAGAAGCACCGATGACACCAGCAGGGTCGGCGACGGACGGCGACCACCGCTTGACGGACAAGCGGAAGTTACGGTCTTGCGGAATCTCGGTCGAGCCGAGACTCACGGTGAAGACAGCGTCCATGCCGATGACGTAGGTATGGTAGCCAGTTTTTCCTGAGGAGGGATTGTCGGCGGTTGAGCCTGTGGTGGTAGTCTCGATGAAACGTACACCAGCAAACTCAGTCACACGAAAGCCCTGAATGCCTCGCTGCAATTCACGGGCACCCGACTCACTACGCTTCAACACGTCGGAGACACTACCAGCGGTATTGTCGTTCAACAGGTCAAAGGCGGCGAAAGGATGGATGATTCCCATGAAGAGCCCACCCGCGCCTGGACGAACGTCGTCCGAACGCAAGTCCATCTCGGCCTGACGAACAATCGAGCCGGACATGAACTCGTTGTCAGACAGGTCAATCCGTCCGCCAGTTTGGGAGGCAGTAGTCTCGAACTCTGACCGAGCAAGGGTATTGGCCGTGAGAGCGGCACGATAACCCATTTCGGCAGCGGAGTTCTCCACGATGGGGTCGATGGCAGTCTCTTCCAGAATGTCCGAGAAGGACATAAAGTCAAAGAACTGTTCGACCGTCGCAGACCGATTGACGGTGGTGGGGGCGATTCCTGTTCCAACGGTGCCTTCTGAGCCAGGCGTAGTGTTGGCAGCCAACAGACTGTATGAGAACATCTGAATAGTCTTGCCGCTGCGGTTAGGCAGCTTACGACGGGAGGAGGCGGCAACGAAGGGCAGGTTAGCCTTCAGGTTTTCAACTGCTACTCTGTCATACCATACAGTAGCCAGATGAGTCAGGCTAGCAGTGCTAGTTTGAACAGAAGCGGGCTGATAAGCCATTGGTTAAACCTCTATGATAGAGTAATAACTAGGGTTTAAGTTGTGTCTGGCGGATTCGTTGCATCTCACGGACAATGCGGTCACGGGAGCTTTCCAAATCGCCTTCGAACAACTTATTCTCATCGGGCAACGCACCCGCTTGCTCAGCTTCTGGCACAGGCTTTTGGCCCGCATCAGCACCGGACAATCCGGTTTGTGTGCGTTTCACCTTCTGAGGAACCTCTGCTTTAGGCGTCGGTTCCAGTTTGGCAGGCAGTTCCAGCAATGCGCCATCCATTGCCTGCTGATATGCGTAGGAGAGGTTCTGCTGAGTTACCGGCAGTTCCTCATCTTCTAAAATTCCAAGTAGAGCATTCGAGTTCGCCTTTGTCGGCCTGAACTCTGGCGTGTCATTCATGAAAACTTGTGCTTGCGCCTGCTCCTCTATCTGCGAGACAATCTCACCAACCTTTTCCCTGGTTGCTCTCAGGTCATCGAGTTTGATACCCGTGCTAGCCTCGAACAGCTTGGCAAAGACTCGGCTAGGGTTGACACTCAACTGAGTAGCGAACTCTAGGTCGTCTTGCTGGGACACCGTCGGCTCAGCGTAGGGCCGAGGTGCTTCGACCACTCTCTCTTGCTTCTGTGGCCTGACGCGGGGCTTGGCTCGCTGTAACTTCCTAATCTCTTTGGTGGCGTTGGTCTGAGCCTCGACCAACTTGTCAATCAACTCCGCTTCGGAGTCGGCTTCAAACTTTTGAACGCCGCTCCCATCACCGAGGTCAATCTCTTTGACGAACTTCTTAGGCTCGTCGCCAGCAGGTTCCTTCGCAGGTTCAACCGCTGGAAATGCTACGTCGTCACCGAACTCAGAAGTCAATCCGAAGTCTGACATTTTATCTCCTTATCAATCCGATAGGTTTGTCGAGGAGGCCACCTTTCGGCGGCCCGCTCTACCCAAACTGCCTAGCCACCTGGGTAGTGGCGTAGCTGGAGCAGAACCAGCGCACTTAGCTGCTAGAGCTAGTATACCACATCTTTGGGTGGGTTGTCAAGGGGTATGCGTTTTAGCCTATATCCTCCCACCTCTTTGTTCTCGAACTTCTTTATCCAGTTACAGTTAGCGCATAATATCTGAAATTCGTGGTGTGAGACTTTGCCCTGAACTATCCGTTTATAAAGGCTTCGGCCCGACCGACCTTGTGAATCTCTTGCCTCTAAACAACCGTTGATGTGGTCTACCTGTAAGGCGCGGGGGTCACTGAACCCACATCGGACACAACTCTTACCCAGCAAAGCAAAGAGTCGGGCTTTCAATCGGACGTATTTTCGCCTATCGTTGTTCATCAAGCCCTTCGTCTGAGCCAGGCAGAGGATTTTGAGTGGCAGCCAGAGGCACTTCGCGGGCGACCCTAATTGCTTCATTTACATCAAGTTGGAAGCGATGAAAGAAAGCCCTGTAGGCGTTGGCGCGCTTCTGATAGGCTACTATGACGAGGGGGTCGGAGCTAGTGGAGTTGAAAAGGTCGGCTTCAGCCTGCTCGACTATCACCTCCATCGTGTCAAGGACTACATTCCAGCCGGGCGAGAAGGTCAAGTCATAGAGGTACTTGCCTCGCTCAAACAGCTTGATTAGCTCTTTATCCTGCGGGTTGCTCGGTTCCACCTACCACCTCCTCTAGTCTGGCTTTCAGGATGTCCCTGCCAGCCTGACCTTCGAGTTTCTGTTCTGCTTCACGACTCTTCTGTTCTGACTTCTGCGCCGCTAGGGCTTGCTGAGCTACGGCGGGATTGTTCATCAACCGACGTTGTTGTTCCTCTGGTGTCATGGGCACAACTACGTCAGTCTTGTTGGGCCAGCCACTCACCTCGAAGACCATATTGACCAGCTCGCCAAAGTTCACCTTACGACCCTGCTGCGCCAATGCCTCCATGACGGGCTCAGTGGTGATGAACTGAAACAGCAGCGGTAGGGATTGTGCCATGCTAGCACGAGCTTGGAGCTTGCTAGCGGCTAGAATCTCAAACTGGAAGCGGCCATTGAGGATGTCAAGCGCACTGCCTTCGTACTGGAGAGCCAGCTCCTCACTCAAAATATGCT